CCTGGTAAGTCGGTAAACCGCTAATTGCAGAGTTCAAATCTTGCGATGTTGCATAACCAGATAGATCAATGCTGCTTGGGTCGAATTGAGGAACACCAGCAATTGCTGTATTTAACTGGTCGTTAGTCGCATATCCGCTAAGATCAGGCGCTTGATATGTGGGTAAATTATTAAATCGATTATTTACGCTTTCAGTCGTCGCATAGTTAGAAAGATCGGGCATCGTCACGTTAGGATTAAATGTTTCAAAACGACTATTCATGTCAGTTCGCAATTGACTGTCATCATATAAATCAGACATTTGCGCATAATTGCTTAGATCAGGCATCGATGACATAGGATCAAACGCCTCAAATCGATTGTTTAGCTGCTCTGTTGTTGCGTAACCTGACATATCAGGCATTCCCACAGTCGGGTTAAACGTCTCAAAACGGCTGTTAATGTCATTGCGTAATTGAGAATCATCATATGTCGGCATGTTTAAGAATCGATTGTCAAAATCATTTGCTGTCACATAGTCCGACATGTCCGGCTGCTGCATGTTTTGCATAGCCTCCGCAAGCTGTGCAGAGGTAATAAAGTCTTCAGTGTCGTAATTTGGCCCCCCAGTTGGGCCTGCGCGATCAAAATCACCAGCAGAAACACCGTAGGGGTTCGAGTTGTAAACAGAATAATCTAAGGGATTGTAACTAAAGTCAGGCCCATCTGAAGCAAAGCCTGGCATAGTTCCTGGTGGCTTGTAGCCGTTGCCCTGCTCTTTAACAAATAGATTATTGTACGCTGCTGCCTGTTTAGGTTTTGCACTTTCAAATTTATCAACTGCCTCTTCATACATAGGGTACGATGAGTATCCAGAGACACCACCAAACTGCGATGTTTGCGGCATACCGTCCGTTGCACTCATACCGGGATCAACTAACCCAAAGGCAGAGGCTGCATCAATATTTGCTTGCATTGCCTGCTGTTGCGGTGATGTTAAACCTGCGACATCTGGCCCCATGTACGGCATATAGCCAACCTTTTGCAAGGACTCCGCACGCGCCATGTTTCTTATTGATGGCTGCTGTATCCATGATGGAATTTCTACTTGTGATGTTTGGCTTCCGCCTTTTCCACCTGACATATTAAATTTCCTTTGATAGTGTGGTGAACGCCTCCGTCCACCCTTTGTCTTTAAGAACCCTTGACCAACCTTTACGCCCAGCAATGGTCATTCCCGAACAACCTGCTGCTTTAGCAAATTCAACGGCTGAATCATTCATATCAACGATCTGCCCCTTTTCACCCCCAGCCAAAAAAACATGAAAAATCTTTTTTTGCGGAAAGATGATAATTTCAGTCACTGCACAGCCCTTTTCTGCAGGCCAGAACTGCATACGCCCACTGACAATACCCTGCACAATATCTGCAAATAAATGCGTGCCACCAGAATGCTCCAGCGCACTCTCTATCCAAGGTCTGCACCGCAAAAGCTCTTCATGTAGATTCATTACTGCTTACATCGACTCATTGACACCTGCACCGCAGGTATTGCTGGTATCGGGCTTGATGCAGCCGTGTAGGGCAGCGTTAAACCCGTGTTAGAGGCCGCGTACATGACTTTTATATACTGACCAGCGGTAACGCTTACAACGGCTGTATGGGCTATTACGCCATCACCATTAACGGCCTGTTTTACTGCAAAACCATCGGTTCCGTTGACGTTAATCCAAAGATACCCTGTGTAGCTTGATGAGGACGTGACCTGCGCTGTCACATCAATGCTTAAAACACCGGTCTCTGTTACATCAATCTTTGTTGCGTCCGACCCGTTAATCGCTAATCCGTCGGCTGATGTTGCGCTGTTAAACGCTACAGCATAGGCCGTATCTGCCTGTGAAGGGGTTTGAGTTGCAGTTGCTACAAAATGACCGCAACCGCCCTGCATTAAGACTTGTCGATACGCGTTATTTTTGGAAATTACTGGGTAACCAGAGCGATCCCACAGCATAATGCCCTCTAGCGCCGCAGAATCCCCAGAGAGGTAATATTTTAGCTGTGATTGGGCCACCAAAAGGCCATCAACAAGACGTTTACCCCATACCTTCCAATCATCGCCAATTGGTTGGGGTAGCTGCGCACTCAACGCCTACCGCCCTCGATGACATTAAGACGCATCTTGCCAGCACGCCAGTTGTTTAGCTCTGAGCCGTTAATAAGCATCCTGACCTGACGCCCCTGAAATCTTGCGCCGGTTGGGTTGCCAAGTGTAAATGGCCCGTGGCTTGTCTCATCACCATTTGGATAGAATCGCGTCTTAAAGGTTAAGCTAACCTCGCCCTGCGTTCCCTCATCTGGAATAATCTCATTGACACGCATAACATTGTCTCCAGCGCCCATTGTGATAGGGCCAGACTCTAAATACGGAGCAGAGTCGTGCGTGTAACCAAACTCATGGTTATAGAGGTTACCAGAGGCATCAAACCACAGAGGTGATCTAAACGCGCCTAAATCAACGCCTGTGGTACGGGATAACGTACCGATGTTCCAGTGGCCTTCCTTGTAATCATAGACAACGTAGCGGTTGTTTTCGTTTGAGTCACCTGATGGGTAGAACCACCAAATTTCACCAAATTGACTGTTGTGGATTGCACATACCTTTGATCTTTGCGCAGTGTTGAGGCTTGTAAAGACATGATCTAGCACATCGCACTGCATCTCTTGTACGGCGTTACCGTTGTACTGATAAAAGCCACCCGTTCCCATCCAGAACGCGCCCTGGTCAACGGCTATGGCTGCCTGACGCGATACGATGCCACAGGAACTGCCAACACGCTCAAAACTGTAAACAAACGGAGGGCCAGCATAGGTTGCCGTATGTGCATCAAGGGTTGTTAATAATAGCGCAGACCCTTTAACACGAACGCCGCACATAATCTCGCCAGTTGTCTGTAATTCTATATCACCGGCTTGGTTTGTTGTTGATGGCGTCCACTCGTTATTGTTTTCACGATCAGACCAAGCAACCTTTTGCGGATTACCGCCTGCGCCTAAACAAAAGACAAATCGCTCATCGGTTACCATAATAGCGCTGTTATTTACCGGAGCATTTGACAACAACGCCGCAGCGGCTGATGTACTTAGCTGCCACTCATAAACCTTGCCATCATCCGATGAACACGCAATTAAATACTGTCCAAAGCTATCTAAAGACCAGGTTGTTACTGGTTCAGGTACAGCCGCATCACGCGGATAGCCATAGGCGTCATTACCATAGGTCTGACCGCCAAACCCGTAGTTAGCGTTTGCATCCTCTGACCCAGAGGTAAGACCGGCAGGCGTAATATCTTGTACCGCAGAGCCTTGGTTGAGCGCATACAGCTTGTTGTATGTGCCAACAGCAATGTGCGTTACCTCGGAATGATCAATCCAAGAAACCATGCCGCGTGGCGCTGCCGCTGTTGCCCCTGCCTTACGTGTTGTCCACCCACCAATTGGGCGCACAGAACCGTTCTGCCAACGTATAAAGTTGCCATCAATCCAACGACCCGTTGAATCTAGTTCTGTTCCGTGATTGTAGATGCCAGCAGGCAATTCAAGAGCAACAAGCGCCATAGATATGTTTCCTTACTCTGCTACAGCGTCAGCCGTGAGAGAATTCTTTAGAAGACCGTAAAAGTATTCGTGACCGCCAACCAATTGATCTAGGTTGAACCGTGCAGACTCCATCTTGCCGTTAAGGCTTGCACAGTGACGGACATATATCTTTTGCTCATCGCTCATGTCTTCGAGGTTGTATTCAACGTCGTCAACAGTAATGAGTGTCGTTTTTTTCTCGCTCATCGTTGTTACTCCAAATGGTTAAAGTTTACTGTTTAGCCTTGTTTCCCAAGAAAGCGAACCTTTCGAGGATGGCATAGGCCTTCGCCACAAAAATATTGTCTTTTGGTGTGTCGGTGTAATCACAAATAATAGAGGCAATACTGACAACGGAAGTCGCAAGTACATACACATCAACTAAATAATCCATTACCAAGCCACTCCCCAAGACGTTGAAGGCGCTTTGGACTCTGCAATCTGAGCCGCTACCTTTGCTTCAACGCGAGTGACTTCATCTGAGCCTAGTGTGGTTTTTATCCACCCTGCTACTGTAGCCTCGTCAAGCGAATCCCAAGCTACATAGCCTTCTGCGCTTGCATCTGGCGTATAGGACTCC